AAAGAGCCTAGTCCTACACCTGTAAAAAACAGTGGGATTAAAGGGCTCTTTTTAAATTTATAAAAAATGGAGGAACACATAATGGTAATTAAATTTAATAAATCTGAAGCATTTAACGAGGCGAAAGCAAAATTAACGAATGCTTTAACGAATGCTGAAAGTACGGAACAAGAGCAAACATCGGCATTTGAAAATTTCTTTGGTGCATTACAAACTGATGTAATTAATACGGTTCGTACGCAGGTTAATGATGAAATATTAGATCGTTCTATTTTGCAACAACGTGGCCAAAACGTCCTGACATCAGTAGAAACAAAATTCTTTGATGCGGTTGTGCAAGATGGTGGATTTAAGGATGACTCAATTCTTCCGTACACTACACAAGAACGTGTATTTGAGGATTTAGTAACGGAACACCCTTTACTTGAAGCACTTGGCCTTCAAGATTTAGGAGCAGTAACTAAGTTTATATACTCTGATGCAACAAAAGCGTACGCATGGGGAGAATTATTTGGCGAAATCAGAGGACAGATAGATGCGGTATTTAGTGAAGAAAAAATTGGTCAACTTAAATTAACAGCATTTGCAGCGATTCCAAATGATATGTTGGAACTTGGACCGGAATGGGTTGAACGATATGTTCGAACTGTATTAGTAGAAAGTTATGCTGTCGGTTTAGAGTCAGGTTTTGTAAATGGTGGTGGATCAGCAAAACATCAACCAGTGGGTTTAATGAAAGATGTGGACCCTGATACGGGAGCTGTTGTAGATAAAAAATCATCCGGTGTATTAACATTTGCCCCCTCTGATAAGGGAGAAATTGTGGCTGGGGAACTTTACGAAGTAGTGAAAGCTTTGTCTGTTGATGGGAAAGGGAAATCTCGTAAAGTATTAAATAAAATTGTAATGGTTGTGAATCCCGTTGATGCAATTGGTGTACAAGCGCGAAATACGATTCAAACAGCGAACGGTCAATGGGTAATGGCATTACCTTATAACATTCAAACTGTCGAATCCGAAGAGGTTCCTGTTGGTAAAGCACTATTCTTTGTGAAAGGTCGATATATAGCGGCAATTGCAGGTGGTTACAAGCTTAAAAAGTTTGACCAAACATTAGCGATTGAAGATGCTACACTTTATACGATTAAACAGTTTGCTAACGGTAAACCAAAAGACAATAAAGTAGCACTTGTATATGATTTGGAAATCTCGTTTGTTCCTGAAATTCCAGAGAAACCAGAGACAAAGAAAAAAGGATGAGGTGAATGAGCGATACTACGATTTCGTTTGAAATAGTAAAGCAATTTAAAGAAAGGATGCGTTTAGGTAATGATGAAGATGATAACCTAATACGCATCCTTTCTACGTCTCATAAAGCTTTACGAAGAGTTTGTGGAAATTATGATATTCATAATGACGAAGAGTTCAAAGAATTAGTTTTTGAACGTTCTCGTTATGTTTATAATGATGCTCTAGAGTATTTTGACAAGAATTTTTTAAATCAGATTAATAGTTTAGGCATTGATAAGGCATTAGAAGAAATGAAAGTAGGTGGCAATTGATATGCAACGATTTAAATATAAAATGCCACTGAACGCTTCTGATTTAAACAAACGAATCACGTTACAACAGAAGTCGAATGATTATCAAACAGATGAAGAAGGGAATCCGATTGAAGTATGGAATGATATCGCAACAATATGGGCGGCAGTCAAACCGCTTAGAGGTCGTGAGTTTTGGCAAGCGGCATCTACCAATGCGGAAAATACGATTAAGGTTATCATTCGTTATCGATCTGACATTACAAATGACATGCGTATTCTATACGGAAATCGGATGTTAGAAATTCTAAATATAATAGATGTTGATGAAAGACATCGGGAAATCCATCTCATGTGTAAAGAGGTGCTAGATAATGGCTGATATAGAATTACAAGGAATGGAAACGTTAATGCGTAGGATTCAAGACATGGGGCGAAAAGGAACATCAGCTCAAAGGAAAGCCTTACAAGCGGGTGGTAAAGTGTTTCAAGAAGGCTTTTCTTCTAATGATGTTCCAAGAAGTAAAGGGATGGGACCGCATGGTGCAGATCATGCTCAAATTAGTAAAATGAAGACAAAAAGTGGCGTGAAATATGTCAATGTCGGGTGGTTAAAAAGTGACAATTCACCATTCTTCTATATGAAATTCCAAAACTGGGGAACGAGTAAAATGCCACATCCACCGAAAAAAGGATTTGCTGAAAAAGTTGTGATGGCAAAAGAAAAAGAAGTCCTATATGTTATGCGGAATGTATTAAAGAAGGAGCTAGAGTTATGAAGGATTTAAATAAAGATATAAAACAAGCTCTTGAGGATAATCGAGAGCTTGTTTCTTTGTTAAATGGGAAACGGTTTGGGCATCTCGTTTTTAATGGCGACAAGAATAGTCCATATATCACTTTTTCAGAAGTGAATAATCAAGATGGTGATTTTGCAGATGATCGTGTATACAACAGTGATGTACTGTATCAAATTGATATTTGGTCAAAAAATCCCATCACGATTTCATATAAAAAAGAAGTAGATAAAGCGATGAAATCTATAGGGTTTACTCGGTTTTCTACGGCTGATCTATATGAGACAGACACAAAAATATATCACTATGGCATGAGATATCGTACTACAATAACAGAATTTGAGGAGGAATAAATTATGGCTGGAATTCCAGTAGGTTTTAAAGATTTACATTGGGCGGAGTTATTATCGGATGATCCAACAGAGGGATATGAATATGATGAAGTAATTAAGATTGCGGGAGCAATTGAGGGGAAAACATCTTCGAAATCAGAGACTGTTAAATTAGATGCAGATGATGGTGTTTTTGCATCATCATCTAATTTTGGTGGTGCAGACGTAGAGTTAAACATTGCAGATTTACCCCTTGCTATTTATGCAAGATTATTAGGGAAAAAGGTTGTTAAAGGGCAAGTGGTCGATCGTTCAACAGATGTTGCTCCATATGGGGCTTTAATGTATCGAATTTCGAAAGATAATGGTAAATCTAGATACGGTGTTCTCTATAAAATGAAGTTTGAATTGCCAGATGAAGAAAATAAAACAAGTGGTGAAAAAAGGGAGTATCAAACATCGAAAATTAAAGGTACAGCGATGGAACGTAAAGCAGATGGTGCATGGCGTAATCGGCTTGATGAAGATGAAAAGGACTTTGATGAAACAGCGGCAAAAAATTGGTTTAAAGAAGTTCCAGAACCGCCAGTTGAAGCGGAGCCAGAACCACCTAAGCCACCGGAAGAAACGAAGACGAACCTGAAAAAGAATGGATGATAACATCCGTTCTTTTTTATTCAAAATAAAACAAGGAGTTGGGCACAATGGACCAATTAAAATTGAAATTGCGACAAAAGAACGGAAAATACCGCGTGTATTTTTTAAGAAATCATATCTCAGGGTTGAAGGCGCGCGAAGCAGCAGAGTTAGCAGATACTTTAAAAGAAGATGATGTTCCATGGGCAGTTATCGAACAAGGAGCACAGTTCGTTTCAGAAGTATATCAGAATCAGTTTACAGCGGATGAATTTTTAGACGGGACACACTCTCCTGATTTAGCTGTTGTCATTTTTGCGGTTGTACAAACAGTTTTAGGTAAAGTGGCACAGGCGGCGCAATTATTAGAAATGGCATACGCACAACATGATAAAAAAAAGAGACGTCATCCAAAACAGGGGCAGCAGAAGAAACAACAACCTATTCAGAAGCAATAATGGACTTGTATAACAACTTAGAAGACCAACATAAATTGAGTCAAAGTCTGATTGATTCGACAGATATTGTTTATTTAATGAAACGAATGGCTCGAAAGAAAGAACAGGATAAACCGAAACTAGCTACAGCAGAGCAAGTACCTTGGTTGTAAGGGAGGTGGAATTTTGCAACAACAGGATATGGATTTAGGTGTTCGAGTCTCCATGGATTTACGCGAATTCGATTCAGGTGTAGCCGGAATGAACCGGAAACTCAGGGTAGTAGATTCTGAGTTTAAAGCGACCAGTGAAGCGGCAAAAAAGTATGGAGATTCCGTATCTCAATTAAAAACCAGTATGGAATATTTAACACAAAAAATTGAGATACAAGGACAAAAGGTAAATCATTATAAACAAGAGTTAAATCAGTTAAGTGCGAAGCAACAGGAATTAAAATCCACAAGTCAAGGTCTAGCGGCAAATGTACAAAGGCTTGAGAAAGAATATGAGCAGAGCGCTCAAGCGACTGGAAAGAACTCTGAACAAACAAAGCGTTTGAAAACAGAATTAGATCAGGTTAAGGCAGAGTATACTAGTAACCTACAACAATTAAGTCGTGTGAATAAAACAATAGACAATAATACAATCGCTTTAAATCGAGCAGAACAAGCCCATTCTAAGTTGCAAAATGAGTTAAGAGAAACGAATGAAGAATTAAATAAACAAACTTCACTTTTTGCAGGTGCAGGCGAAAAAATGAGCGCTGTGGGGAATAAGATGCAAGAAGTAGGAGGGGCAATTGGAACCTCTTTTGTAGCCGGAGCAGGGGTGGCTGGT